CAAACAATGTGTCTTCCATTGCATCAGCCGCTTCTTGAGTTGCACCTGCCAACTCTAATTGTCTTCGAGTTGCTTCCTGTAATGTACCACTCATTTTCGTGAGAGCGAGTGCGGCGGCAACTGGTCTTCTGGAAAAGATGTCGAGCATCAAAGAAGCAAACCTTGTTTGGTCTGTCATCCCTTCTTGTGCTTTCTTAAATGTTTGGAAGATAGTAGTCAAAGAATGTATAGCAGGATTAACATCTCTCGCAGAAAGGTCCATTTCTTTAAGTGCGGCGGCGGCTTTATCGGTTGGCTTGATTAGAGAAGCCATGACACCACGCATTTGTGTACCTGCCATTGACCCTTTGATTCCTGAGTCAGCCATAATTCCGAGTGCGGCATTTGTTTCTTCGAGCGTGATACCTAACGCACCCGCAAAAGTACCTGCGTACTGCAACGCTTGACCTAATTGCAAGACATCTGTGTTTGCGTTGTTTGCGGTAATCATAAATGAGTCTACGACTCGTTCAGCATCTTCTGCATTCATACTAAACTGGTGAATAGTATTTGCTACCATGTCACTAGCCGCCCCTAAGTCAATGACAGCCGCAGTTGCAAGATTCAATGTCTGTGGAATCATTTCTAAAACTTGAGCCGATTTGAACCCCGCACGAGCCAAGAAGGTCATACCTTCTGCCGCTTCGGTTGCTGTGAATCGTGTGGTCGCTCCTAATTTTCTTGCTTTCTGTTCCAACGCATCAAAGTCTTTCCCTGTTGCATTTGTGACGATTGAAACGACTCTCATTTGCTTTTCAAAATCAACAATAGTCTTGATAACATCTTTAATCACCATCAACCCAACAAGACCACCCGCTAAGTATTTTAGGTTGTTGCCCATTGTCTGGACTTTTTTACCTGCGGTAACAGCAGAATTACCAACGGCGTTCATTGCACCACTGGCTTGAGCCGCCCCTGAAACAGCACCCCTCGCATCAATACCAATTCGTAGTGAATGCACAGAAGCCATTAGTTACTATCTCGCTTTTGATTTTGCTTTTTGCATTTGTTGTTTATGTCTGTCATGTTGCTCTCGTTGTTTCTCGTTTGAATATGCTAGGAACTCCAAATCTAACTGTCTTATGTAGAACAAGAACTCTGCTCTACTTTCTGGGTCTGTTATGCAATTCAAATCGAGCCAAGCAACAATTTCTGATACAAGGATGCCAGAAGGACCGACTTCAGACATATTTCTCGTGTGACTTAATTCATGAAATGCTTTCCAGTAACACCCTAACCACTCGTATAGTTCAGGTGCTTCTTCTAACGCCGCTACTTGGACTCCTGCTTTTTGTTGCTTGAGGAGGTGCTTTTCGTGCTTGCCCCATTCGAGTTGGAATCGCAAGCACCCCCTGAGTTTTTTGTTGCATCCTCCATATCGTCTTCCCTGAATAGTTCTGCTTCAGATGCTACATCTTTGACAATAGAATAGAAGTCTGGATACCTATCGAACAGTTCCAGAGCCTTTTCCTTGGAGAACTCAATCGGGTTACCGTCTTCGTCCTCAAGGTTTTCCCATCCTTGAATTATGTTGTGTGCGGTCGCTTTTTTGGCGAGTTTCTCCATGTCCTCAACATTCATCGTGCCGAGTCGCATTTGCCGCAGGAAGGGTTTCGCAAGTTTCCTAATTTCTTCTTCATAGGCAGGGTTGCCCATACGAAGAATCTTTAATTTGAGGTCGCCGCCACAATCAACCCAAACTCCTTCTGAGGTTGATTTTAGTTTTCCGATGTTGAACGCCATGTCTGTATCCTTCTTCTAGGGGGTTGGGTTAAATACCTCGCCACCGTGTGTGACGAGGCTCTTGGTTGTCAAATTATGTTAAACGCCATCTGTCCATTTTGTTATTCTTATTGTAATGTCTTCTGTGTCATCAGCCACTGCTTCCCAAGCCATATCACAAATGATGTCTTGGTTTTGTCCACCTGCAACTCGTTGTGCAGATGTGTAGATGATTTTCGGGAAGTCTAAAACGAACGCATTGCCATCCGCATCGTTAAAAGCAATCGCAAGTGATGAGTCATTGAAGTTTAGATACTTGTCAACCATGCTCGCATCTGAGTAGTATCGTTGGAATGTGCCACTCACATTGCAAGTACCTGTACCGATTGAGACTGCACCCAATGTACCGATTTCCAATCGTGGTCGTAGGTTATTGGAAAGACTCATCGAGAACGCCGTGATGGTTTGTGCATCATAAGCACCCGATGTTCCTAATCTACCTTCTAACACACCCGCAACATCATCCACTGTGTTCATAACGTCTTCGGTGTTCGGGTCAGCAATCGTGGTCGCCGTTTCATCATGCGTTAAGGTATTCGCACTTGATGACTCCTCTTTCTTGCCTAACCAAGAAAATGAGCCTGTTACAACTGCTTCTGTGGTTGCTGAGATTGTCATGTTGTCAATCATCATCCCCCCATAAGTAGCGTTGTAACCAGTACCTGTATTATCTAAGTAGTTCCGTTGTATGGTGTAAGAAGACTGTAATACACCATTTAGAATCTGAGAACCTTGGTTTATTGAACGACCAGTAGAAGTGTCTTCATCAGTAACTGCATCACCCTCAACGTCAATGGATAGACCACTACTCACAATGGCTTTGACTTTGAAGTAGCCATTGTTATTAGCACCAGAAAAACCCGCTACCTTAACCCACGCACCCACATCCATAGCGGAAAAAGGTGTGCCTGTACTAGCAGTAAATCGTTGATTAGTTCCATCTGCGAGTATATCAAGAGAGCCAGATGCTTCATCACCTGCCCAAGTTGAGTCGGACATCAATGCAGATTCCAATAAATCTGTAAAGTTGTAAGACAACTCAAAGTTTGTGTCACCCGCCGCATTCAAGTTAGACCTGACAACATCAGAAATCTGACGGTCAGACCTAATTTCTGCTGAAGTAATTGTCGATGTTTCTTGGTGAAGAGACTCGCCTGTTATCCGCAGTGAAGCATATTCTGCATCACTAGAGTTTCCTGCATTCTGTCCGTAAGTAGTTTCTTTTTTGTAAGCAACTTGTATTCTATTACTATCACTCATTTTTTTTTCCTCGTTTTCTAGGAGATTTCATCCGCATAATACGGACAGTTGACATTGATTTGCCACCATTGTGAATCGGCTCTCCCGACATGGGTGATGGACGGTGTTCTGAAATTAACTGAGTTCCCAGACACCGAAGCGGAGTCTGTTGTTGTTTGGAACTTCTCTACAATCCTATCGGCTAAGATAAGTGCTTCTCTCGTACCTTTCCCAAGTACAGCGAAAATCTGGGCAATGGCTACCCCATTATGTCTATATCGGTTTTTCGAGCCTCCAATAGAGGCTTGCCAAGTCTCCCCAGTTGTAACAGACCACCGAATCCATATCTCATCATCTGGTTGTTCAAATGGGGCATTGTCGAAGGCGATAAGATGTTCATCGCCAAACTCGTCAGAAAATCTCTTCCTGACCACATCGTGTAGTTTTTGATGGCTTGCTACACTCATGCTCTGTTTCCTGCTGATGATAAGTCTACGCCCATTCCATTCATCTCGTTTATTGTGTTTTGCATCATACCTGTGGAGGCTTGCCCACTATGACCTTCTTCTAGTCGTTGAATGTATGGGACATTGTTTGTAATCCAAATGATTGGATATTCTGGTGCATCGTCAATGACCATCGAACCTTTTGTAAAAGTGTTTCCACCATTTTTGTCGATTTCGCTTTCATCATACCCCTCGGCAGGTTGGTTAAGTGTTACTTGCCAATTTCCTCTAGCCCTGCCTGTATCAACTGGTGTTTTTTCAACCAGTTTCATCAAAACAGTCATTGCTATTTTTTGTACAAATACACTCGCAAGTTCCTTGGGGAACAAACCTGCGTTCTTTTGCATTCTTATATTGAAAGCAAATGGACCTTCTGAAGAAGGCATTCCAGATGTGGGATAAGGTTTTGTTTTTAGTGTTGCCATTATCGCCTCAACTGCATCGAATATAGCCCGATGCTTTCTCCTGTGTATTCTGTGTTGACTCCGACCACTCTCCACACTTGGTTGTCAAAAGTGACCTTCATTTGAGTCTCTGGAACAAAAGCGAGACCTGAAGCCGCAACTGAAACCTTGCAATCATTATCTTTAATAATGTCACCGTCAACTAGGTTTGAAGTGTAATTTTCTGGTGGTGTAATTTTAACCGTGTAATCCACAGACCCTGATTCCACTACTGAACCTTCGTCTGGGTCATAGACAGAAATACCATGCACAGTGAATACAGCATCTTTTCCGTAATCGTCAAGCACGGATTTAATCTTAGGAATCAATGTTGTATCTAGTGAAGTCATTTATGCTCGTTCCAGTTGTATCGTCCCAGTGTTCTTGACAAGACCACGCAGAAGTGTCTCTATCTTACGATAGGATTTGGTTTGAGACTTCCCGCCCTCGTATTTGGTCGTAGCACGAACAGAGCCTACGCCTACGGTCTCTTCGCTCACGATACCTGTGTTGGCGAGGTCTGGTAGTAAATCCTCTGACAACGCAAGCACAGCCCCCTCACAGCAAGCATCTATCACCTGCTGTGGGACTGAATCTGAACCAATAGCAAAGCCATCGAAGTCACGGACATCCACTCTAGGGAAGGAGAGAGACTGAAGTCTTTCTACCCTTCGACCCATCCACAGATTGTTGTATCTGCGGTCGAGGTACGCTGTGGCATTTCGGATAGCCGCCTCTTTTTGTAAATCTGTTACAGACCCATCATTCCAAGCAGTAGACCCTTGTCTATTTGTAAAATAGGTATCTGCATCTTCAAAAGAAACATACGCATCGGCATTCGTAAGACCTGAGCCATCTTCAACAATAAGAGCCATTTAGGTTAATCCTCGTCCTCTTTTTTTTCTGTTTTTTTAGAAAAAACCTTCTTTTTACTTGGTTGTTGTTTCTTTTCTTGGTTGCGAACTGTGTAACCCTTGGCTACATAAAAATCAACTTTGTCACGAGGAACAAGAATCCTCCCCGCAGGACCACTAACCCCAACTAAGTCTTGGTTGTCATTTTCAGCCATCGTTTTTGCCCCACTTCTTAGTAGTTTTCTTCTTGGTTGTCTTTTTAGGTGTTTTAGAATCACTCCAACCCTTTGCTTCCCAAGACTCCTTGGTGGCTTTTGGTGCGTTAATTTCTTCACCTGCCTTGTACATCTTTATAGTGTCACTCATGTGTTGTTTTCCTTCTTTCTTGACCATAAGTCCCGCCCCAAAACTAGGACGGGACTTGTTTAGTCAAAATCACATAGACTTATGAAGTCGCTGTGTGGATTTTACAAGCAAACTCAGGTCGAACACATTTCACACCATAAAGCATGTCG